ATGAATCCATTAATCCAAAGTTTGACTGAAAGTCAACTTCGTACTGATATTCCTGAGTTCCGCGCTGGTGACACTGTTCGCGTACATGCGAAAGTTGTCGAAGGTAACCGTGAACGTGTTCAGATCTTTGAAGGTGTTGTTATTTCACGTAAAGGTCAAGGGATTTCAGAAATGTATACTGTTCGTAAAATCTCTGGTGGTATCGGGGTAGAACGTACTTTCCCAATCCACACACCACGTGTTGAAAAAATCGAAGTGACTCGTCACGGTCGCGTTCGTCGTGCTAAACTTTACTACCTACGCGCATTGCAAGGTAAAGCTGCACGTATCAAAGAAGTCCGTCGTTAATCTGACGCGATGTGTCTCGAGCTCTTCCTTTAGGGGAAGAGTTTTTTATTTAAAAAAGAAAGAGCGAGTTAATGGCAGAAAACATACCATCTATCCGATCAGAATTAAGACAAGAAATTGTGGAAGTTCCAAAAGCTATCAAAGGCTGTTCAGGCATTGAAATCTATGGGCGAAAAATCAAGTCTGTTATATTTACCACAGATGTTTCGATTATTGCTAACAACGATGCAGATGCTATCTTGGCTGTCTATCCATTTACCCCGAATCCCGCTATTTTAAAAAGTATTATGATGGTGTCACATGTTCCTGTTTTGGCGGGAGTCGGAGGTGGCTTAACAGCTGGCCAGCGCTCTGCTAATATGAGTCTCTTTTCGGAAGCAGAAGGGGCGACTGCTGTTGTTGTTAATGGACCGGCTGATTCGGCAACCATTCAAGATATTAATACTTTTGTCGATATTCCCATTATCTACACTGTTGTCACGGAAACGGCAGACATTGCCTCGCGTCTCAAGGCAGGTGTTGACATTCTAAATGTTAGTGGTGGAGCTAAGACAGTTGACATGGTCAGAAATATTCGCCAAACTTATCCTCATATCCCAATAATGGCGACAGGTGGACCAACAGAAAAGAGTATACAGGAAGTGATTGCTGCGGGAGCAAACGCGGTAACTTATACCCCTCCTAGCAATGGCGAAATCTTTAAAAAGAAAATGGAAAAATATCGAGAAGAAGTTAAAAAGTAGTAAGGCAAAAACTTGCAAGTGGCGAGAGACTAAGGTAAAATAGAGATACTTGGTCTCCTTAGTTAAATGGATATAACAACTCCCTCCTAAGGAGTCGTTGCTGGTTCGATTCCGGCAGGGGACAATATAAAACACAAAGAACCCTTGATTTGATAGGGTTCTTTTATTTATCGTTTGAATTAAGGGGCAGATTAGGGGCAAAATTATCAGTAGCTTTATTGATTAATTGTTGCATATTGATTGTTGTATGACTGTAGATGGCTAAAGTGGTTTTAGGGTCGCTGTGTCCAACACGATCCATAATCGCTTTTATCGGTACCCCATTTTCAGCTAGATAAGAGATATGGGAGTGCCTAAAAATGTGCGTATGGTAATTACCGTAAGCCTTTAGTCTCTTATTGACATAAGCTATATTGATTGGCGCACCTTGACTATTCGAAAACACAACATTAGTCGATAACTTCAGATTACGTTTTACGATTTCCATGACATTTTCCGAAACAGATATTTTCCGTCTTGATTTATCAGTTTTAGTGGTGGTAGTTTCACCGATTTGAAAATCAAAGGTGCCATCAATCAGAATTTTGTTATTATCAAAATTTATCTTATCTTTTGTTAACGCTGCTAACTCACCGTATCGAACACCAGTTAAAAACATAAATAAAACGATGTCTGCGATTCTGTTTTCGTTATTTGACATAAGTCTACCTACAAGTTCAGAAACTTCGTCAGAAGTCAAAAATAGAGGTTTATCTGGTTTATATTTTTCTTTTGGTTTTGGTACTAGGACACCATCTGTCGGGTTGGTTGTCAGATAGTCCATCTGAATAGCATATCCTAAGACAGCATGTAGTCTTTTTCGACACTTTGCGACAACAGAATAAGACAATGTTTTTTGTAGCTCATCTAAGACACTGCGAACAAATTTTTTATCAATTTTAGATATTATTGTATCAGCAGATATTACCTTTGCTAAATGACCGTCAGAGACGATATAACCACGTCTAGTAGAATCTTTGACACTTGGCAGCCATTGGGCCAGATATTCTTTTAAAAGCTCTCCATAGGTCAATTGTGAGATATTAGACTGTGTTAATTTATCAGCTATCTTATCTTGTAAAATTAGAGTAGCTTTATTCCTGGCTTGAGCCGTATTTTTATCTAAAATTGTAGATACTCGTCTCAATTTATTGGTATATGGGTCTTTATAACGTTCAAAATATTTATATCTACCGTCTGATAGTTCTTCAATCCACATTGATTTTCACCTCATTTCTATGTTAAAATGGGTACAATAAAGAGGGCTTTTTATTGCCTGTTCTTTATTGTGTGATTTATCCCTACACTCAAGCTTTGGTCGGTGAGAGTGTGGGGATTTTTTATTTACCTAATTTTAATTCTAATTCTTGCTTATCAGCAAAATTCAAAACATCAATGTTGTATTCTTGTAAGGCAACTAAATGATCTTCCTTGATATTTTTGAAACCTTCATCACTAACAATAATATACAACTGCTCCTTGTCGCCGTATTCGCGTTTGCGAAACTCCGAAGTGTCTAACCAGCTCGCTAAGATTGTATCAACTTGTTGCTTTGTGATGTTATTATGAACTCTTGTAATCTTCGATACACCTTTACTTATAAAAACAAAATTGAAGCGATGTTCTAATCGTGACTTACCAGCTATTGAGAAGGATGGAAAAACAGCGTAGTTTTCGTTTTTTATGAAATAATGTTTAACATCATCTAAGAATTGAGATTTGACATTGCCTGGGCTAAGCTGGATAAAATCATAAACATTTATCAAAAGTTGAGTCATATCATGGATTGATTGTCCTAGATGACTTTTAGTTGTCACTTTTTTTATGGCATTATCAAACAATTCAAATCCATTATATTGTAAAAGCGACTGAAGTAGTTCCCGACGACGTCCTTTTTTTGTAACGTCAATTCCATTGACAGATAAGTTCCAAATAGTAAAACCATCATCTGTAATCGTCAATAGTTTTCCGTCTGATTTAACACTAAATCCGATAGCTTCACCAAAAGGATCTACGAAAGGAGTTATGACTTCCGTATGATTGTCAGATATATTATTGAATACTGCATTTTCTTTAACAAAAGATAAATATACTTCCTTGATTTCATTTGCATTCATACCATCCACCCCCTTTTTCTTAAAAATTATAGCAAATCCTCTTGGATATTGATAGATATCCTGTCAGTCTGCTGCGTATTTGTAAAGTCTAGTAATTCAGTCAGTATTATAAGAAAATCATCACTATTTGAGATTGACTCATATGGCAATGGGTATGCCCTGCAGTGTGTTGTTTCATCCGCTTTTTGGTAGTATTCTTCTTCAGAAAAAATGTTGACACGATTGCCCCAAATTTTATCACCGTTAGCATTTTTATGGAATTTGTTATTTAAGTTTATTCTGACGAGGGTATAATTATGTTCGGTTTCTCTTAAATGAAACACTTTACTATCGGCGCTATAAAAATAGTTTAAGATAAATCTTCTATTTTCAGAACCAACTAGATCGATTTCTCCATTGCTTCTTTCGGTTAGAGTCCTATCATGCCTAGCGACTACGCTTTTTAATAGTGTAATAAGTCTTTGTGCTTCTAAGTCCGTCATTAATAATTCTTTTATCATTCTATTTCCTTAAACTTCCAATGGATTGCGCCTTGTTTTTTATTAGTGCCGAAGTTTTTTTATCCATCACTTTATCAGCAACGGTTTTATGCGGTCGTTGGTCGGTGAGAGTGTGGCGTAGTTTTTTGTCTTTCTGAAATGACGTGGCAATTGTTATGCTAATTATTCTTAATTTTTACTTTCATTTTCCTATCTAGGATACCGCCTTCTGATGCTAAAGTAGTGCCATCTTCAGCTTTGACATAAAGGGCTGGAGAACTTGCATAACTCAAATCATAACCATTATCAATAGCCCACTCTTTAAAGTAGTTTTCCTTTGCTTGAAAGAGTGAATCGGCTATTTTTTGAACAGTTGAAGTTGATTCATATTTAAAGTCTTGTGGGACATAAATATAGATTAAATTGTCATCGTAATATTCAACATTCAAGCCAGTAGGTAGCCCATTGTTTGCTAAGGTTTGATTAAGGTTGTTAAGGAATGCAGAAGCGAAAGCAGCATTAGATTCTTTGGTATATTCAGGTCCATCATTTTTAGTTGTCGGCTCAGTTGAATTTTCTGTTTTAGTTTCAGAACTTTCGATAGTAGTCTTGCTATCACTACTACGAGATGTCGAAGTTTCCGTGGTTTTAGAAACACTAGAACTAGAAGATGAGATAACACTTGAAGAAGAAGTCATTGTAGAGGTGTTTTTATTATCCTTTAGAACAGCTGGTGTTAGAAATATTGATCCGAACAAACCAATAGCTGCCACTATAGCTGAAATATTCCTTTTTTGTGTATTAGGTTTCTTTGTACTAAAATACCAAGTTGCAACGAGACCACCAATAAAAACTGCAGGCATCAAAATAGCAATAATAGCGAGCAATAGTGCCACTGCTAAAATAATTAGTATTATTTTAAGTGGATTCTTTTTCATAACATTTCCTTTCTAGTTAGCTTTTTATGCGATTCAAACCATTGCGCATTAATTAAATAATATTAGCTAGATTATAATACTCGTCAATAACTATGCTTTCATCTGAGATGGTTTTTTAAAATTAAAATGTCATTTCATCAAATTCTTTTTTTTCGATATCCCAATTTCTTAATATTCCTTGAAAATAGTATGTTGATTTACCTCCGCAATCAGGACAGTATCTAGAATTCCCAGCTAAAATTTTCTTGCATCCATCTTCTAAAAAATTTGCAACAGGATAGGGGTTACCCAAAATATCAAAGTTATTATCATAGTCACCTATACAAATATTTTTAGTGTAAGCACCACAAATATTGCAATAATCACCTCGTTCTAATTCTTCGTTTTCACAACGAGGACACTTTTCAGGGATACCGTCATTATTTAAATTAAATTTGGTATATCTCATCCTTACTCTCTCCATTTCTCTGTTTTCTAGATAAGCCTCAAGTGTTGTCAAGCCCTTATATTGCTTCATTGAACATATATGACAAAAACTGGAATTTCTATTAATTTTACTATGACAAGATTTGCAAATTCTAGTCGATTGACTTGTAGCAATATAAGGTAGAAATTTTTCTTCAACAATGTGACCGTCTTTGACTAAACCAAAACTTTTCATTGAGTTAAGGTTTTTAATTACGTAATTAGCCACCGTATACGAAACATTAAAGACACTTCGAATAAAATCTGCATCCATGCGGTGAAAAAACATAACATAGTTTCCCAAAACAGGAAAAGGAACAAGTAAATGTTTAGCAAAGAAATTCGCTTCAGTTTCAAAACGATTGTATTCTTTGTCTGTCAAACTGTATCTTGAGAGAATAGTCTTATCAGTCTTTTCGTTGTGCTTGAGAACATAATGACCGAGTTCGTGAGCAATGGTGAAACGAATACGTTCCTTGCTATCTATCGTATCATTGTAAAGCAGAATGTAGGTATCAGTCGTTGTTCGATACCATAGTGCGCCATCTTCGCTTTGAAGCAATTCATACACTTCATTGAGTTGTAAGTTTCTATCTTTAGCAAACCTTGAATACTTCATCAAATGAATATTGTCAATTTGATTGATGATATGTAAAAGGTCGACTGGTAATCTGCCGTTCGTGTATCTTTGTAAAAAGTCATAAGCCTTATTTTTGAGACTTTTATAGTCGATGTTGTTAGATGTCGTGCTCGTTGTCACCACCTCCATTTAAAACATCTTGGAATGTTAGATCCATAAGTTGAAGCAAACGCTCTTGATCAGATACACTCAATGATTTGGCTTTGCGCTGGATCATTTTGTATTGTGGGGTTTCAATAATTTGATCATCTTGTTTTTCATTGTTCATTGGGATATCATACCCCATTAACCAAGATTCACTTACATCTAATGTCTTAGCCAAAAGCAATAATTTGTTTTGGTCAGGAGTAGAATAACCGGAAATATATTGAGAAAGTGAACTTTTGCCCATTTTTATTCCTAGTTTTTCTTGAAAAGGGAGAGACTGATTTAAAATATCAACTTGTCTCATATTTCTGTCGGACATTATCTGTTTTAATCTTTGAGACGTAGTATATTTCCTCATGTTGTTTTACCGACCTTTCTTACCGACTATTATATAGTACAATGTACAAAAGTTCAAGTATAGAAACAAAAAAGTTTAAAAAGATGAACAAAAGTGCTTGACTTTAAAATTTATAGGGTTATAATAAAGACATAAAGTTTAAGTACTTAAACAAAAAAGAAAGGAGATTTATGGCGTACGACTATTCAAAACTAAACGGTAAGATTGTTGAGAGATTTAAAACTCAGTATAACTTTGCAAACGCTATGGGATTATCTGAACGTACAGTATCATTGAAATTGAATAATCAAAGATACTGGAAAAATAATGAAATTTCAAAAGCCAGTGAGTTATTAGGTATTTCCGATGACGAAATCAGTCTTTATTTTTTTGATCTAAAAGTTTAAATATTTAAACAAAAGGTGAATGGTATGAACCTAGAAGAACGAGTGGCGAAGCTTGAGAAATAACTTGACACAATTCATTACCAAGAGCCCAAAGTAGGTCTCTTGGTATCGCAGAGAACTTATACTGCCATCATTGACCAGAACGTTAAGCTGGAGAGTGGTGGTTTAGAAAATCAAGGAGGAATAGCTTATTGAAAATAGAAAACTGGAACGGATACGAAATCCGCTTTGTCGATAAAAATGGAGAGTGGTGGGCTATATTAGCAGACATTGCTGAAGCTTTGGAGTTGAAACCTAAGCGTGTAAAAGAGCGTTTAGATGATGAGGTCGTTTCAACCGACCACGTCTTCGATATCCTTGGTCGTAAACAAGAAATGTTAATTGTTAACGAATTTGGCATTTATGACACTATCTTTTCAAGTCGTAAGAAAGAAGCCAAGGCATTTAAGAAGTGGGTTTTCGAAACCATCAAGCAACTTCGTCAATCTGTCGGTCTTGAAGGGTTTGAAGTTTTTCGAATGCTTGATAAAGAACATCAAAAGCAAGCGATGAAAAACTTGCAGCACGCAGTTTCCAAACCGGTAAGAACAGACTTTATCAAAGCGAATATTATTGCTAACAAAGCGGTATCTAATAAATTTGGTTATCCAAAGATGATTAAAAAATCTGAAATGACACCGGAAATGTTAGTAGCAAGAGAGCCAATCTTGGATGACACTGTAGATTTGATGGGCGCTAAAGATAAATTTGATTTACCAATCAGTGTGTCAGATAAGATTTATCAAAAACACACATAAACATTCATATTCTCATGCAGGGAGGTAGAGATGAGACCAAATAGATGGCCTTACAGTAAAAAAAGACCAGTTTTTAAGCCAGCCGTTTTGAATTCGAGTAATGTAAAATCAAAAATCACTTTTAAAAATAATACAGTGATTATTGAAGCTCAATCCATTACAGGAGTGTAGGAACCATATGTTGTGCTTTATAAGCAAAGGAGAAGATATGTGGGAAAAAATTGAACAGTGTTTGATTGAAAAGAATATGACAATGTACCGTCTCAGTAAAGAAGTAGGACTAAATCAGAACAGCCTACTTGACTTAAGAAGTGGACGTAAAAAGTCACTTAAATTTGACGATGTTGTCAAAATAGCTGACGCACTAGACATCAGCTTGGATTATTTTAGATAAACCACTCTCTCGCAGGTAGCCACGACGCTATCAAGCAGATCAATAAATAATTTCCATACCTAATTAACTGCTAATACGATGTGTTCTAAAGTGTCTCCAATAATTAATATTTTACACAAGTCTTGGTAGCGTCACGGGTGCCTGTGAGAAAAAGAAAAGGAAACTAAAATGACTAAAAAATATGAATTATTGACAGAAGACACAATTGAAGTGTTTGGCAGGAAACTATTTAGAATCAAAGCGCTTGTTAGCTTTGGGGTCGTCAGGAAAGGCGAACTCGGTGGTTACATCGAGAAAGAAAGCAACCTTTCTCATGAGGATAAGGCTTGGGTTTACAGCCATGCTCAAGTTTATGGCGATGCAGAGGTATCAAGCGATGCAAGGGTATACGGCAATGCAATGGTATTCGGCGATGCAAAGGTTTACGGCGATGCAGGGATATTTGGCAATGCAAGGGTATATGACAAGGCAAAGGTTTGCGGCGATGCAAAGGTTTACGGAGATGCAAGGGTATACGGCGATGCAGAGGTATCAAGCGATGCAAGGGTATACGGCAATGCAATGGTATTCGGCGATGCAAAGGTTTACGGCGATGCAAGAGTTAAGTTATCAAAAGATTACATTGTTTTTAAAAACACATGGTCTAGCTTTAGATGGTTTACCTATACAAAATCTAACAAAATGTGGCGTGTTGGCTGTTTTTATGGGACAGGTCAGGAGCTGATTAAAAAGGCTTATAAAGATAGCAAAACTTCTGGCAAATGCTACGAAGCATATGTAAACCTTGTTTTGGAGTTAGAAAAAATCGAAAAATAATGCGGGGCACCAAAAAAAGTCCGATTGCAGTCGGACTCAGAACAAAAAATATTCACTTAATTATACCACAAAGAAGAAAGGGATTGTTATGTTAGCAGTTTTAAAAAATGGCATACAAGTGCCTTACGAAGAATTATGGCTAAACGATGAAGATTTAGCAGAATTTGCTGGTAAGTCAAAAGAAACGATTCAGAAGCAGTTACGTAGAATGTACAAAGTGAAAGAGTATCGCCCATATATTGATAAAATCGGCGGTCGTTCTACAAAGTTATCAGCATATGAAAAATGGCGTAAGTCGGAAAATATCAAGATTAAAGGAGCATAGTATGAAATTGTTTAACAAAAAAACTAGAGTGCAAAAAGCATTTACGATTATTGCAACATTTATCGACAAAGCAGATATTTCAGATCAAGAAAAAACGCGTTTGAAAAATCTGTTGCTTAATATCAAAACTTATACAGGAGCGGCTTAATGTTTGAAGTAGAAAAGAAACCCAAAAACACATATTCGCGTATTAGATGTGCGAACGATATCTATGATCAGATCGCTGACATTGCCGATGAATGTGATTTAACACTAAAGCAAGTCACTGATGCATTGCTTGGTTATGCACTAGCTCATTCACAAGTGATTAGCTCAGAAAAGACTATAGTAGAGAGTAAATTGATTGTAGGAGAAATTGAAAATGACTAAAAATAAATTATCTGATTTAAATGATCACTTATTCATGACTTTAGAACGTCTAAGTGATGAAGATCTTAGCACTGAAGAGTTAGAGCAGGAAGTAGAACGTTCTAAGGCTGTCACTAACGTGGCAACGAAGATTATTGATAACGGCAAGCTAATTCTTGATGCTCAGAAAGTAGCTGCTGAATATAACGGACGATCAAACGTTAACTTGGAGCTGCTGAATGGTTAGATGTAAAAGATCAGGGTTACTAACTGATGAACAACGTAGGTATTTTATTAAGATCCAAAAAGGAAAGATGGCCAAAGACGTTGCTCAAAAAATGAATAAAAAATTTGGGTTAAACCTTACTGCACAGCAGATAAAAACGTACAGGGGAAATCATAAGATTGATTCCGGGCTAACAGGACATTTTCCTAAAGGCAATGTGCCGTTCAATAAGGGTAAAAAATTCCCTAATATGCCACCTAATAGCGGGCAGTTTAAAAAAGGACACAAACCAAGCAATTGGTATCCTGTAGGCACTGTCAATAAAACTACTGATGGTTATCCTAAGATAAAAGTAGCTGAACCTGATAAATGGGAGCTTTTGCATCGGAGAGAGTGGGTTAAGCATAACGGGCCTATTCCTGATGGTCATCGCGTTGCTTTCCTAGATGGGAACAAAGAAAATTGGAAAATTGATAATCTTACCTTGCTCAACAGTAACGAACTGGTAAAGATGAATAAACATCATTATTTTTCAGAAGATCCAGAGCTTACGAAGGTTGGTATTGGTGTGGTTAAAGTGAACAATAAAATACAGGAGTTGAATAATGTCAATAACAATTAATAAGCTTGAAATTGAAAACGTCAAGCGAATCAAAGCAGTAAAAATCGAACCATCAGCAACTGGTTTAACAATTGTAGGTGGTAATAATAATCAAGGTAAAACAAGCGTATTAGACGCAATTGCCTGGGCACTAGGCGGTAATAAGTACAAACCTAGCCAAGCCATGCGAGAAGGGTCACAAGTACCACCTACGCTTAAAATTACCATGTCAAATGGTCTTGTCGTAGAGCGTAAGGGAAAGAATGCTAGTCTAAAGGTTATTGACCCTAATGGCCAAAAAGGCGGTCAGCAGTTGCTGGATAGCTTTGTAGAAGAGTTAGCTATCAACTTGCCTAAATTCATGGAAGCTACAGCAAAAGAAAAAGCTGATACCTTGTTACAAATCATTGGGGTTGGTGATCAGTTAGTTGAGTTAGAGCTTAAGGAAAAGCAGATTTATGACAATCGTCATGCTATCGGTGTCATCGCTGATCAAAAGGAAAAATTCGCTAAGGAACAACCTTATTATCCTGACGCACCGAAAGAGCTAGTTTCGATTTCTGAGCTTATTCAACAGCAACAAGCTATCTTAGCTAAGAATGGCGAAAATGCTCGTAAACGCCAGAATGTAGCTGTCATTGAGCAGAACTACAACTTTAAGCAACAAGAAGTTGAAGAACTCAAGAAGAAATTGCAATTAGCTGAAGAACAACTTGAGCAATTATCTAGTGATCTACAAGTAGCTAAAACAGATGCAATGGATCTACATGATGAAAACACTGAAGAGATTGAAAATAGCATTGCAGCTATTGATGACACAAACCGCAAAGTTAGAGCTAATCTTGATAAGGATAAAGCAGAAGAAGACGCCAAGGCCCAACGGGAACAGTACAACGAACTCACAATCCAAATTGAAGCAGTACGACAAGAAAAACGTGATTTGTTAACTAATGCCGACTTGCCACTTGAAGGTCTCGCTGTAGATGATGGGAAATTACTTTACCTTGGCCAAGAATGGGATAACATGTCCGGTTCTCAACAATTGATGGTAGCGACTGCTATTGTTCGAAAACTCAAACCTGACTGCGGTTTTGTCTTGATTGATAAGCTAGAGCAGATGGACAAAGTAACGCTTGATCAATTCGGGGGATGGTTAGAACAAGAAGGTCTTCAAGCAATCGCTACTAGAGTTTCTACTGGTGAAGAATGTGCCATCATCATCGAAGATGGATATTCAGTGAAAAATAAAGTTCACAGTTTTGAAACTGCAGCAACAGGTAGTTTTGCCGAAACAGTAGCACCAACTTGGCAAGGTGGATTTTAGATATGTAATACATGGGGGTAGAAATTAATGCAAATTACAAGAGGAAAACGTGCCAGGGCACAACGTGTAGTCATCTATGGACCAGAGGGGATTGGTAAGTCTAGCTTTGCAGCCCAATTCCCCGAACCTTTATTTATCGATACGGAAGGGTCAACTGACAACATGGACGTAGCACGTTTAGATAAACCGACAAGCTGGACCATGCTACGTAATCAAATTGCTTGGGTCAAGTCTAATCCAACGTGTTGTAAAACCTTAGTCATTGATACCATTGACTGGGCAGAGAGCTTAATTGTTGCTGATGTCTGTGCCCAACATGGTAAAAAAGGGATTGAGGACTTTGGTTACGGAAACGGCTACACCTATGCTCGTGAAGAAATGGGACGTTTTTTGAACTTACTCCAAGAACTTATTGAACTTGGTATCAATGTGGTACTGACTGCCCATGCTCAGATGCGAAAGTTTGAACAACCTGACGAAATGGGCGCTTATGACCGCTGGGAACTTAAGTTAGGTAAAAAGACTAGCTCACAGACCGCACCAGTCGTTAAAGAATGGGCTGATATGGTACTTTTTGCAAACTATAAGACCATCGTAGTTAATTCAGACAGCAATAAGAAGAAAGCACAAGGTGGTAAACGTGTGCTCTATACTCAACATCACCCCGCATGGGACGCCAAGAACCGTCACGGCCTACCAGAAGAAATGCCACTAGATTATGCAGGGATTGCGCATATCTTTGCGTCACAAACCCAGACGCAAACGGGACCAGCACAGGGACAAATCGCACATGAACCCGTACATGTGGACCAACCGACAACGATGTCAACACCAAACCAGACTACTGACATCAGTCCACTTATTCCAAAAGCTCTACAAGACTTGATGATTGGTAGCCAAGTATCGCAAGATGAACTGTTACAAGCTACCTACGTTAACGGTATTTATCCGTTAGGAACGACAGTAGAAGCGATTGATCCAGACTATTGGGAATACGTCATCACAGTGTGGGATAAAGTGGTAGCAGTTGTCAATGAAAAAGTGAGGGTTAATCCGGATTTACCCTTCACCGTGGAGGGGGCGTAGATTCTGGGTTTTAGAAGCAATAGCGAGGTTTAATCATGGAAGATAAAGAACTTACCGCGGTTTTTAAAAATGGATTGTCTGAAGTCTATGGAGACAATATTCCAAATAACTTAACATTTACTCAATTTATTAAAGATATCAACAGAAAGATTAAACAGGAGAATATAAAATGACAGATTTTAATAACAACGTAGAACGCGAATTCGATTGGAATGACACGCTTGTCAATGACGGTAATGAATTCATCTTGCTCCCTGCCGGAGAGTATGAATTTGAAATTACTAAATTTGAACGTGGTCGTTTCAACGGATCAGAAAAGATGCCAGCCTGTCCAAAAGCTGAACTCACATTTAAGATTGAGTCTCCTCAGGGCACAGCATTTGTATCTGAACAACTCTTACTACACTCTAAAATGGAATGGCGCTTATCTGCATTTTTCGCAGCTATCGGTCAAAAGAAAAAAGGCCAACCATTGCAAATGAACTGGAATACAGTTATCGGTTCTAAAGGTCGCTGTAAAGTAATTGTCAACAAGTACACTAACCGCGATGGTGCAGAGCGTAAAAATAACCGTATTGACAGCTATATCATGCCAGAAGGTTACGAAACTGGAGCGCAACAAACATCACAAACTCAACCAGCACAACAACAGCCACAAGCACAACAAACTAGCTTTTTCCAAGGTAATACTACTCAACTAGCCCAACCACAACAGCCTACACAACCAGCTAATGGTGGATTTGGAGGGTTTTAATGCAGCTTAGACCGTATCAAGAAGCAGCACGGTCAAAAGTACAACAGGAGTGGGAAGAAGGCAGGAAGCGGACACTTCTTGTCTTACCTACTGGCTGTGGGAAAACGATTGTTTTTTCGAAAATTATCGAAGACCGTGTTAGACGTGGAGAACGTGTTTTGGTACTGGCTCATAGGTCAGAACTCTTAGAACAGGCTAGTGATAAACTCAAGACCGCAACAGGATTAGGAACTGCTCTAGAGAAAGCAGAAAACACGTCAATCGGTTCCTGGTATCGTGTTGTAGTTGGTTCAGTTCAAACGATGCAACGAGAGAAACGACTTAGTCAGTTTCCAGCTAATCACTTTGACACTATTGTGATCGATGAAGCGCACCACGCCATATCAGATGGTTATCAACGAGTTTTAGAACACTTTGACACCGCTAACGTCTTAGGAGTTACAGCAACTCCAGACAGAGGAGATATGAAGAATTTAGGTAGCTACTTTGACAGCTTAGCCTATGAATACTCGTTAGTTGATGCCATCAAGTCTGGTTACTTATCTAAAATTTCAGCGGTTACTATTCCGTTGGAGTTAGACTTATCAACAGTTTCTCAGCAAGCTGGGGATTTCAAAGCTAGCGACATTGGGACAGCATTGGATCCATACTTAGAACAAATCGCTGATGAAATGCTGAAACAGTGTTCCGATCGTAAGACAGTTGTTTTCTTGCCATTAGTCAAGACTTCTCAGAAGTTTAGAGATATCCTAAATACTAAAGGTTTTAGAGCAGCAGAGGTCAACGGAGAATCAAAAGACCGTGCTGAAATCCTCGAAGATTTTGACAAAGATAAGTACAACGTGCTTTGTAATTCAATGCTTTTGACAGAGGGCTGGGACTGTCCGACAGTAGATTGTGTAGTAGTTCTAAGACCTACTAAAGTAAGAGCTTTGTACAGCCAAATGGTAGGCCGTGGGACTCGCTTAGCCCCAGGAAAAGAAAACCTCTTGTTATTAGATTTCTTATGGCACACAGAACGCCATGAGCTTTGCAGGCCGGCACATTTAATCACTGAATCTGATGAAGTGGCTAAGAAGATGACAGAGAATGCTGAGGAAGAAGCTGGAACAGTACTGTCTTTGGAAGATATGGAAGTAAAAGCTGTTGAAGATGTGGTTGCTCAACGTGAAGAAGCACTGGCTAAACAGCTTGAAGAAATGCGAAAACGTAAGCGTAAGCTTGTTGATCCATTGCAGTTTGAAATGTCTATCCATGCCGAAGATTTATCTGACTATGTACCGTCGTTTGGTTGGGAAATGGCTCCAGTGTCCGACAAGCAAAAACAGGCTTTAGAAAAATTTGGGATTTTCACTGATGAAATCGGAAATGCTGGTAAAGCTGCTAAGTTATTAGACCGACTTAGCAAACGTCGTGATTCTGGACTGACAACTCCAAAACAAATACGTTTCTTAGAGCAACGTGGTTTTAGAAATGTTGGTACATGGCAATTTGAGAATGCTAAAAATCTCATTGACCGCATAGCAGCCAACGGCTGGAGGATTCCAAGAGGTGTAGATGTAGCAACTTATCAAGGATAAAACACACATGCACATGATTTTTAAACGCAAACACTTAGCTAAAGGAGCTATTGTTGTTGATTATCAACATCAAGCAACGACTCCTAGAGATTACTGCGACTTGTTAAATCAGTTTGAATTATCTGATGAAGAAATCGCACAAAAGACAGGTATCGACTGTCGAAGAGTCACAAGGATTAGATCCTATGATTTACCATACGAAGATGAAATGAAACAGATTGAAAGGATATTTAAACATTTAAGATGACAGAAGGAACTTTTGATTTGCTTCCGCTGCTTGAATACATTGACCCGTCAATGCTGTCATACCAAGAGTGGGTCAATGTGGGGATGGCTTTGAAACACGAGGGCTATACCGCAGCGGACTGGGATCACTGGTCACAAGCTGATAAACGTTACAAGAAATTTGAATGTTTTACAAAGTGGGAAACATTCAACGGTAACGGATTAGGTACAGTGACTGGTGCAACGATTACACAAATGGCAAAAGACAATGGATGGGTATCTGAGTATAAAAGTAACAACGAAGACTCACACGAGCTAAGTTGGGACGATACTATCGATCGTGATTATCGTATCGTTGATAAAAACTGGATTGAGTCTAAAGAAATCCAAGAGCCTAAGAATTGGCAACCTGTCCAAGATTTGATCAGATATTTAGAAACGCTATTTGACTCTACAGATTTAGTGGGCTATGTGACTTCTACTTATCCTATTGAGACGGATGATGGCACTATTTATAAGCCTACTCAAGGCAATTATGACCGTACTGCTGGAGAGCTTATTCAAGCGCTACAAAAGAATGGCAATGACATCGGAGCAGTCTTTGGAGATTACAAGGAAGAAGCTGGCGCGTGGATTCGATTCAATCCGCTAGATGGCAAGGGGGTCAAGAATGATAATGTGACAGACTTCCGTTATGCATTGATTGAGTCTGACAGCATGGATTTAGGTAAGCAGTACGCTCTTTTTAAAGAGTTAGAGTTGCCTATCGCAACACTGACACACTCTGGAAAGAAATCACTGCATGCTATCGTGAAAGTTGATGCAAGAGATTACCAAGAGTATCGCAAGCGTGTTGATTATATCTATCAAATCTGTAAGAAAAATGGATTAGACATCGATACCCAAAACCGTAACCCTAGCCGTCTATCTCGTATGCCTGGTGTGACTCGAAATGGTCACAAGCAGTTCTTGATTGATACTGAAATTGGTAAAGCTAACTATGAAGAATGGTATCAATGGATAGAGGACTTAAACGATGATTTACCTGATCCAGAGACCCTAGCTGATGAATGGGATAACTTGCCAGAGCTAGCTCCTGAATTGATTAAAGGTGTGCTACGGCAAGGACACAAGATGTTGATTGCTGGTCCTTCAAAAGCTGGTAAATCCTTTGCCTTAATAGAGTTATCTATCGCTATTGCAGAGGGGACTGACTGGTTAGGGTGGCAGTGTGAACAGGGGAAAGTCCTCTATGTCAACTTAGAGCTAGATAGACCGTCAGCTTTACATCGTTTTAAAGATGTTTATGAAGCTATGGGACTACAACCTAGTAATGTAGCAAATATTGACATTTGGAATCTCCGCGGTAAGACAGTACCGATGGACAAGTTAGCGCCGAAGCTAATTCGTAGATCGCTTAAGAAGAACTATCAAGCAGTTATCATTGACCCTATTTACAAAGTTTTGACTGGAGACGAAAACTCAGCAGATCAAATGGCCCATTTTACTAACCAGTTTGATAAGGTGGCTACTGAACTTGGCAGTAGTGTGATTTACTGTCACCACCATTCAAAAGGTAGCCAAGGCGGTAAGAAGTCTATGGACCGTGCTAGTGGTTCTGGAGTCTTCGCCAGAGATCCTGATGCATTGATTGACTTAGTAGAGCTAGAACTCACAGAAGAGCTAGTTAAAGCTAGATCAGAAAAAGCTGCAGCTAAGATTTACCAAAAAGCGCTGCAAGAGAAAGCTCTTGGTTATTATCAGCAGGAAGTGACACTAGACGATTTGGAAAGCAGATATCAAATGCAACAACATTTTGACAAAGCTATTCCAGACATCTTGATCAAACAACCATACCTGGAAGCAATCAAAAAAGCTCAGCATAAAGTAGAGGTTGCGACTGCTTGGCGAGTAGAAGGCACTTTACGAGAGTTCGCTAAGTTTGCCCCTCGGAATATGTGGTTCAGCTATCCTAAGCATGAGCTTGATAACGTCGGTGTATTAGCTGATATCCAGCTAGAAGAAACAGGTCCGACTTGGAAGAAGAATATTAATAAAGCCGAGAAAAGTAAGAAAAGGACTTCTGAAGAAAAACAAGAAAAGTTATTTAATGCTATTCAAGTATTAGATGACGGTCTCGAACCAGTTTCTATTGATGATGTAGTGGAATATTTTTCAACCGAAGAGAAGCCTGTGAGTGAAAAAACGGTCCGTAGATGGATCAAAAATTCAGGTCAATATGAAGTCGAAAAAGGCAAAATATTACCCAAAAAATGACGATTAGGACATGGACAAAACCAAAAATGTCCGTGGACAAAATCATGGACAAAACCAAAAAAAATTGGTTTTGTCTGTCCCAAAAATTACGGACAAAACCAAAAAAATTATGTCCCTAAAAATGTCCGAGGGACATAGGGACAAAACCAAAAATGTCTCTAAGGAATCGCTCAACCACAAGGGTTTGAGCGTGTTGCGGACAAAACCAAAAATGTCCCAAAAATTAGGGACAGAATTAGGGACAGAAAATAATATATATTCATATATTATTTTTGGGAAATGTCCCAATTGGTCAATGGGTACATGAACAGGAACAAGGGGGCTATGCATCCGCCCCTTGTAACCCTGTAACCATGTCCCCTGACATTGACTAAGCGCGTGGAAAAGAAAGAAGGTAAAAAATAAAAATGGATATTTGGAAAGAAAGAGATCCGTCAACTGGTGAGATTATCACTTGTGATTTTATCCCTGGAACGGACCCAGTAGAAAAACCAAAACACTATCAAGGTAAGTATAACCTGGAAGCTATATCAGTCATTGATAATTTTATCGGCGATTTGAGTGGTAAGTCAGCATGGGCTTGGGGAAATATGATTAAGTACGTTCTACGCTTCCAGTCTAAGAACGGTTTAGAGGACTTGAAGAAAGCTCGTAAAAACCTTGACTGGCTGATTGAAGAATTGGAGAAGAAAGATGATTGTTGAATTTTTCTTGCCTATGGAGAAAATCCCAACGACGACTCACCAGCAGAAGAAAGTAACTGTCAGAAATGGAAAGCCACATTTCTACGAGCCTGAAAGTTTGAAGAATGCCAGGGATAAGTTTACAAGTCTTTTAGCTCAACATGTACCGCCTGATAAACTGGACGGACCTATTCGGTTGACGGTCAAGTGGTTATTTCCCAAAATCAAAGAGAGTACCAATGGTCAGTACAAAACGACTAAGCCGGATACGGATAATTTACAAAAGCTCCTCAAAGATTGTATGACTAATCTTGGGTATTGGCATGATGATGCTCAAGTAGCTAGTGAGATTGCTGAGAAGTTTTGGGCTGATACGGTTGGTATTTATGTGAAAGTGGAACGTCTATGAGAATGAATTATATTGATTTTTTTGAAAAAGAGGTCCCAAACTGGATGAGAGCTAGCAATCAGAAAATGCAAGAATTCGGATTCAACACGGATCCTTACTGGCAATGGGTTGTTTGGTCTATGGGTGAAATTTGTAATAAATACAACAATGATGAACTAGTCAGTAATCAAATGAGTATGATATTTGATTGGTTAGATGAAAAAGCGAAAGGAGGGTAGGTGTGCATTATACCGTTACCGTTTATCAAAATAATAAGGTTATTGAGACATATTATTTTGAATCACATTTTTTAGCTCGAGTGAAACGCCATCGATTGGAGTTGACGTTTCCGAAAGAATTGTATGATATCAGAATTGAGGAAGTATGAAAGATTTGTTTAAGTATACCTTGCCTGTCCTTCCCTGGATAATTATCACCATACTATTTGCTTGGTTGATTACCAATGACTCAAGATTAGAAAATAAAATCGAATCATTGGAGGTTAAACGAGAACAAAAATTACCTGAAGCATTCGGTGGGGTAGGGTATATCTCGAAAGTTGGCGAGGACTATATAGACGTTGTCGGCTACGGTAGATTTTTAATTACTCCTGACGAGAGTCAGTTTTTACAAGTAGGCGATAAAGCGCCTGCGTATATTTTGGAGAGGGGACAATAAAAAGCAAATAGCAAAAAAGACCAGCACTGGCCGGTCTCCGTGTTAATAAGCATCGTAATCTTATTATACCACGGAGGTCGATTGTAGCCAATGAAGGATACACTAACAAATTCACAACTTAAAGCACTTGATGAGTGGCTGTTTAATTGGCAACACATTGATAAAAAGATTGCCATAAGAAAGCTGGAGCTGCAGACAGATACAAACGCTGAAGTAGACGATAATATAGGTGGTGGGAAAGCTAATCATATTTCCAGAGTGACTGAGACGGTAATTGCTAGATGGGACTGTGACCAAACCCTAAAAGGGTTAGAGAATTTCAAAGCTGCAGTCATTGAAACGTTAGACGTTCTTGATTCGGAATTGACAGCTATTTTTTATTTGAGATGGGGAACTGGTTCAATCAACACTTGGGAAGAGATTGGAGATAAGCATCACTTGTCTAGAAAGTCTATTTATCGCAAACGGGAACGGATTTTAGAGATTTTTTCTCAAAAAATCGGAATGTGACACAAAAAAGGCTATTAGTGTCACCTAAAAAGTGCTAAAGTGATAGTATGAGTTTTAAAGGTAAGGAAAGAGAGATCCCTTGCCTTTTTTGTTTACGGAAAGGAGGTAGCAATGTCTCAACAAAATCAAAAATTAATCGATGAATTAAAAACTTACGCGCTGGATTTAATGTCGGACTGGTCTACCTCCCGAAGTAGACAGAAAGCATTTATCTTAAATTACATGGCTAATGGCTTTTCAAATGCTACTGAAGCGGCTAAAGAGGCTGGTTTTAGTGAAAAAAGTGCGCATACTACAGCACATAAAATGTTAACAGGTTCTGAAAAGTTCCTACACATCCCCCCAGTGGTTGAAAAGCTAAAAATAGCCTTTGATGAACGACAAACGGAGCTGTCAATTTTATCAAATTTAGAGATAGAACAGTTCTGGGCTGATGTTGTTCGTGGAAAAATAAAAGATGTTAAATTAGTTGGTGTTGGCGAAGGTGCACAGGCTGTCAAAGAAGTGCCAGCGGACCTCTCTATTCGTCTGAGTGCTGCTGACAAGGCGGCTAGATCTAAAGGGATGTATCAAACTAATATCGACATTACCCAGCGTAACATCGATATTAAAGTAGGAGATTGGGATGCTGACGAAGAATAAACCTAAAATAAATATCTCTATCGAATATCCTAGTAGAGTATTCAACAAACACATTTACGATAAACTCTATGACTATGATACCTTCACGGAAGTCCATTATGGTGGAGCTTCGAGCGGTAAAAGTCATGGTGTGATTCAAAAGATTGTATTCAAATCCTGTCAAGACTGGAGGCACCCTCGCAAGGTGCTTTTTTTGCGTAAGGTCGGTTCAACCGTCTATGATTCAATCTTTGAGGATGTCAAACAATGTCTTAGCACTTGGGGATTGCTGGATAGGTGCAAAGTTAATAACTCAGCTTATCGGATTGAGTTGCCAAATGGCGCTCAGTTTATTTTCAAGGGCTTGGATAACCCAGAGAAAATCAAATCCATAAAAGGAATCTCTGATGTCGTCATGGAAGAAGCGAGTGAATTTACCTTAGATGATTACACTCAGTTAACCTTACGTCTACGTGATCGCAAACATAAGCAAAAGCAAATCTATCTGATGTTTAACCCAGTGTCTAAAGTGAACTGGACCTATAATGCTTTCTTTGTAAAGTCACCTAAAAATACAGTTGTCTATCATACGTCTTACAAAGATAATCGTTTTTTGGATGAAGTGACTAAAGAGAATATCGAAGAGTTGGCCAACAGGAACGAAGCTTATTACAAGATATACGCTCTTGGTGAGTTTGCCACCCTTGATAAGCTGGTCTTTCCAAAGTATGAGAAAAGACTACTTAACAAGGATAAGCTAACGCATTTACCGTCTTACTTTGGCCTTGACTATGGTTTTATCAATGATCCATCAGCTTTTATGCATATCAAGATTGATGATAAAAATAAGAAACTCTACATCATGGAGGAATATGTCAGAAAGAACCTGACAAATGACAAAATAGCTGAAGCTATCAAGGGTTTAGGCTATGCCAAGGAAGAGATCAGAGGAGACTCTGCCGAAAAGAAATCGAATCAGGAGTTGCGTAATTTAGGTGTACCTAGAATGATTGATGTTCAAAAAGGACCAGGGACAGTTATGCAAGGCATACAGTATCTTTTACAGTATGACATCGTTGTAGACGAACGTTGTGTAAAGACTATTGAAGAGTTAGAAAATTACACTTGGCAAAAAGACAAGAAAACGAATGAGTATATCAACAAGCCAGTAGATAGTTATAACCATTGCATAGATGCCATTAGGTACGCTGCACAAGATAGGATTTATCAAAATAAATCAGCTAAAAAACGCATGGAAAATGCTAAGTATTATTTTTAAAAGGTGACTTATGGAAGTGAATTTTTTAAAAGGTACACGTTTCAGTCCCCAATCCAATGATCAAATTATCATGAGAACCGAAGACTACGAGATTGTTGATTTTGAATCAGAAAAATGGATTGAGCAACTAAAACGCTATGTATCAAGACATAAAACACAACTCGAACGCTTGAAAGAATTAAAAAGATATTATCTTGGTGATAACAATATCAAGTATAGGCCAGACAAGACAGATCAATTTGCTGCTGATAATAGGATAGCTAGTGATTTTGCTAAGTATATTACTATTTTTGAACAGGGTTATATGCTTGGTAATCCGGTTGAGTACAAAAACGAAGATGATACAATTCAACAGAAAATCGAAGACTTTAGTTCTGTCACAAATGAGGAATATCACAATATTGAGTTGATGACAGATTTATCAATTTATGGTCGTGCTTATGAATTGTTAGCTACTTACAAACAGGATAAATCAAGCCCAGTTCAAATCAAATTATATAAGCTTGATCCGCAACAAACATTTGTTGTTTATGATGATACTCACGAAAGAAATTCTCTTTTTGGTATTAATTATTACACAGTTGATTATGGTGATGGCCACAAAAAAGAAGTTTACGTAGTATACACAAGCAGTACTGTTTATATCTACAATGATGATAATCAAGAAACGACAGGTATGCATTTGGTAGAAGACGAGAAACACTTCTTCAATGGTGTACCTATCAATGAATATAGCAATAATAGCGATCGTACAGGAGCGTTTGAGAATGTATTAGATGCGATTGACGCTTATGACTTATCACAGTCCGAATTAGCGAACTTTCAACAAGATAGTAACGATGCTATTTTAGTAATTACAGGAAATCCTTATACGGGAGCTGATGAAAAAGATTACTTTGAAGATGGTCGTATTAATCCGAATGGGCGCCTGGCTATTTCGATTGGCTATAAAAAAGCTAAGTTGCTTATTCTTGATGATAATCCTAACCCAAATGGTGCTAAACCTGATGCCTACTATCTCAAGAAAGAATACGATGCTACAGGTGCTGAAGCTTACAAGAATAGATTAGTCAAAGACATCTTACGTTTTACTTTTACACCAGACAGCACAGATGAGAATTTCTCAGGAGTTCAAACAGGGGAAGCCATGAAGTATAAGCTGATGGCTTCTGATAATTATAGAGCTAAGCGTGAAAGGCTTTTTAAGAAAGGACTCATGAGACGACTGAGGCTTGCTGTCAATATTTGGAGAATCAAAGGAAGTGATTCTGTAGCTTATGAAGCAATCAATCAAACTTCTATTACCTTTACACCAAATATACCCAAAAATAACAATGATCTAGTTGCTATTGCTAAAACGTTGTATGGTATGGTTAGTGATCAAACGATTTTTGAAATCTTAAATCTTGTCACTGGTGTTGATGCTGAAAAAGAATTGGAACGTTTGAAAGAACAAGAAGATAATCAAGAAGAACCTAGACCTAGACTAGGAGGTATTGAGGATGGCCAAGAATCATCTTGATTACTGGAAAAATCGTATTGATGATATTTTACGTTATGTAGATCAGACTGATTTTGATTTCTTCGCAGAATTAACTAAGTTATATGCTGATGAATCCGCTCAGATTCAAAAAGAACTCTATTCTTTTTATGGAAAGTATGCTGATGAAAATGGCTTGACTAAGGACCAGGCAATGAAACGCTTGATGAAAGAAGATTTGTCTGATTACCAATCAAATGCCAAAGAGTATTTTGAACAGGCTAAAAAAGACCCTGAACTATTAAAACGACTCAATGAGCAGTACACATCAGCTAAAGCGACGCGGTTAGAAATGTTAAACCTAGAATTAGCTTATCGTATTGGTTTATTAAACGGTAAACTACAAAAGAGTTTTGGTAGTTACTTGAAAAGTGTCGCAAGTTATGCTTATCGTAAAGCCATGGGCGGCCATGGGGTAGGTATTAATACTCCAGCTATCGAAGAACTGGCCAGAACGCCTATAAATGGTCGTAATTACTCTGAAGATTTATGGAAACATACTGACAACCTAGCCAAGGATTTGAAAGAAACTTTACGCCGTGGTTTTATTCGTGGTGAAAATCCACGAGTCATGGCACAAGCTATCGCCAGCAAATACAATGTCGCTAAAAGTAGAGCGCAGACCTTAGTCAGAACCGACGGTACAGCAGTCATTGCTAATTCAGTAGCTAGACGTTATCAAGATGCAGGATTGAAATATTATCGCATCATGGTTCATTTAGACGAAAGAACAACAGAAACTTGTCGTGCAATTGCCAAAGAGGACAAGCGTTACGAATTATCTGAGTTTAAAGCTGGTGTAACAGCACCACCTTTTCATTATAATTGTCGTTCAGGGATTATTCCAGATGGTGATGAATTGGATGATGCATCGCTTGATTCTGTGGAAGAAAAGTCGTATAATCAAGGCATGAAGAGCAGTGGCGCCATATCTTCCAGAAGGGGAGATATTAAAAAACAACAAGATGAATTTGCTGAACGTTATTATAATCAGTTGCGTAATTCGAAAAGGAATTTGGTTGTTTCTAAAATATCAAAACGTAGCGGAGTAGATAAAGAAACAGTTTATACTGCTTTAGAACATATTCTGGATAATCAGTATATGTTATGGGACAGTGAGGAATTTGAATATCGAATGAGAACTTTTTATCCTCATTACGATATGGCAATATCTCTTCAGCGTTTGATGATTGGCGATATTGTTGAGAATGATACAACGATGCTTAAGCATGAAGCTTTAGAGCATTACTATATGAATGTTTTTAAAATGGACTATGACGACGCCCACAAATTAGCTAACCAAAAATATAACTACGAGGAAGGTGATTAACCATGGCTAAAATTGATGCTCAAATGATTTCGCTTTATAAAATTAAAGATACAGAGAAGGAACGTCAATATTCAGCTATTAGTGGAACCAGCAAAGGGATCGCTACTGTGGATAAAACGACCTCTGTTTATAGTTATGATGGGGATAACCTTGGTAAATTCTCGGATTTTGTAAAAGATACTTTAACTCTAAGTGTTTTAAAAGGAAAAACACTACCTGATAAAATTGTCCACGGCTTTGGTTGATAATTATTTCAAGCACCAAATGGTGCTTTTTTAAATACTTGAAAGGAGATATCATGTTAACAATGTTATGGCAGCTTATCTGCTTTTTTATTTTTGTCAATTATAGCTGTTGTAGAAGAACAAAGACCTTGACGGGTCTTTTCTTTTTGTCCAAAACGTGCTGACGACTTTAAAAGCTGGATGGAATAGTCAGACATGACTTAAAACAAGGAGGGCTGTCTTATGGCAGAAGAAACTAATAACACAGAAGTAGTTGAAAATGGAACAGTCGACACTCCAGAGACTACTACTGAAGAAAGCAAAACGTTCACTCAGCAAGAGCTTGATGATATTGTTGAAGCTCGTGTCGCTCGTGCAGTTAAGAAAGCACAAAAAGACGCAGAAGAACAAATTCAAAAGGCTCAATCGGAAGGTGAGCGTCTTGCAAAACTCTCTAAGGATGAGCGTAACAAAGAGGAACAGGCTAAGCGTCTATCTGAATTGGAAAAACGTGAACATGATTTAGCAATGAAGGAGCTAAGTATCGAGGCACGTTCGCTATTATCTGAAGAAGGCTTGCCTGCAGAGTTTTTAAATATCGTCATGGCTGATACTGCAGAGTCAGTTAAAGATAATATTTCAAATCTCCGCACAGTGTTTGATGAAGCAGTTGAGAAACGTGTTGATGAACGATTAACGCAGTCTAGAGTTAAGACTGGCTCAACCGCTGGTGCAATGTCTAAACAGGATATTATGGCTATCTCTGATACAAATGAACGTCAGCGTTTAATTGCAGAGAACATGCATTTATTTAAGAAAGGATGATAAAACATGGCAGAAACTAATCTTACAACCATGAATGATTTAGGAGAAATTAAATCAATTGATTTCGTTAATAAATTCTCCACCAACATCAATGAACTTTTAAAACTTTTAGGAGTGACACGTCGTGAAGCATTGTCTAGAGACATGAAAATTAAGACTTATAAATGGACTACGACTGTAGATGAAACTTCGGTTGCTGAAGGTGAAACAATTCCACTCTCAAAAGTTACCTACGCTCCAGATAAGGAATATGAAGTAGCATGGATTAAGAAACGTCGTGCAGTATCGGCTGAAGCTATCGCTCGCCATGGTGCTTCTATGGCTATTGATCAAGCAGACGCTAAATTGATGCGTGAAATTCAAAATAAAATCAAAACTGATTTCTTTACCTTCCTAAAATCTAAACCTACTAAGGTTACAGGAACAGGTTTACAAGGAGCTTTGGCTCAATCGTGGGGTAAGCTAGCAACATTCAATGAGTTCGAAGGGTCACCGATCGTCTCTTTTGTTAGCTCACTTGATGTCGCTGATTACCTTGGCAATACTGGTGTAGGGGCTGATGCTTCTAACGCTTTTGGTTTAACACTTTTGAAAAACTTCCTTGGTATGCAAAATGTTATTGTTATGCCATCAGTTCCAAAAGGAAAAGTATATTCTACTGCGGTAGATAATCTTGTGTTAGCATATCTTGATGTTAACTCTAGTGATCTTGGTAATCTATTTGCTGATTATACTGATGAAACTGGTTTAATTGCTGCTGGTCGCGATCGTCAATTGAATAATTTAACTTACGAGTCAGTATTCTTTGGTGCTAATACACTTTTTGCAGAAGTTCCAACTGGTGTCATTGAAGCAACTATTGAAGCACCGGCGCCTAAAGTAGCAGGAGCTTAATCGTCATGGATAAAAGTGGTATTTTAGATGAAGTTAAACTCTTTAAAGGTATCACTGATAGCTTACAGGATGATTTAATTTCGTTAATTATTGACGATAGCATTGATAGGATTTTGGCAGAAGTTAATAGTATGCTAGATAATCCTATTAGTGAATTACCTAATTCGCTAACTTTTATAGTCAGAGATGTGGCTATAAAACGGTATAACAAGTTGAATTCAGAAGGTACAAAAGAAGATTCAGAAGAAGGTAGGTCTTTTAAGTGGGAAAATTCATACTTGGACGAGTATCGCAATATTCTCGCTAACTTAGGCAGGTCTTATCGAGCGAGAGGAATCGCTAGATTTATGTAAGGAGTGCTTATGATTTATAACGAAAGGGTTATTTTGATAAGTGAAAAAGAAGTTGATGATTTCCTTGGAAGTAAGAAAGTCAAAGATAAATCTCAACCAATCCCATGCATGCGAGGGACATTAACCAATGCAGAACAAATGGGATTATTTGGTAAATATGATCTGAATGCTTTTAAACTACACTTACAAGGAATATATCGTGATTTTTCATCAGTAATCTATGATGAGCAAGAGCGCCTCATCAAAGGAAAAACTTATCACAAAAATAGTACGGTTATCTATTTATGAGTATTACTTACAAAATTAAGGGCCTTGGACGGTTCGAACGGATGGTTAGACAGAAAAGTCGCAAAGCACAGGTAGCGGTTGAGTCTGAACTCAATCGCTCAAGTTTACGTGTCGAACGAAATGCTAAAATTTATGCTCCCTGGGATACAGGTTGGATGTCTAACTCTATATACAGCATGTATCAAGATGTTTTGAAGTATGTTGTAGTTAGTCCTGCTGAATACAGCATTTACGTTGAAAAAGGGACACGTAAGATGATGGCTCAACCATTCATTCATCCTGCACTACAAGAAGAAGCGCCGATTTTGATGAAACGGTTATCGAAAATGTTTGGGAAGTAGGTGGTAGTTATTACTTTTTCGCCATCAACGTTACATTTAAACTCAATAAAAACAAGGTTGGACCCCTTAGGGATTCCGACCTATTTTTATTTGCCTGATAGCTCTGTTTTAGAGCCTTTTTTGGTCATTGGTACAAATAGTAGCGATACCACTAAAACGGCTCAAACGGGACTATTAATTGAAGATACAACAGTATCTATTGATATCTTTTTACCTAATAATAGTCGAACAAATGCTGAAGATATAAAAAGTAAAGCTATACGGCTACTTGGTAGAAATAAACTAACAGCTAATGTATTGATGGATAACAGTATAGGACGTGAGGTCTATCATATTTCCATCACATTAACTGAAGCTATTTTATAAAAAGGAGAAAATGACATGTCAGTTACAATTACAACTGGTAAACCAATTGTAGGAAGCAAGATTTTTTACTTTATTCAATCTGTGCATGCCAAAATTGGAGATCCAGCGACATTACCAGCGTATCGCACGGACGGTACAACAACTCTCGGCGGAGAATATCTGGATGAGCAGACGCAACAAGGGCGCTTATTAGAGAAATCAACAGATGAGCACACTATTGAGTTAACAACGTATTTTGCACCAACAGATCCATCAGTTAAAACAATTGAAGATGCATCACGTTCTGGTGATAGTATTAAAATTTGGGAAGTCATCGTTGATGAATCAGTGAAGACACAAAATGAGGAACAACTAGATGTGTATCCTGCTAAGTTTGGATATGCTAAAATTGGTGAAATTGAACGTTCTGCAGGAACAACTGATTTTGTAGAGATGAGTTATGAAGCTAATATTGTTGGTGCTTTGAAAGATGGGCAATTTCCATTGACTGAAAAAGAAGTTGCACTGCTAAACTCAGTCTATGATTATCAAAATCCTGGTGAAACTACGGGTGATTACGATTCTATCACCAAACAACAAGATTAATGGTTATTGGATTTAATGGGTACAGGGTAGTAAAACTTACTGCCCTTTTTATTTTTAATTAAAAACGAGGTTACTAATGGAAATTACAGTTAAGAATGCAGTTGCTGATATCACGTTTAATTATGGCATGATGTTTAAAGTTGATAAGGAGATGTCCACAATTAATCCACAAACTGGAGAGCGAAATAATGATGGTGTCGGTGCTTTGTTTACCAAAATTATCAATCGTTCTGATGATGGTCTTGTATCGCTTATTCGTTTGGCTTTGCCAAAATCTGCCAAGAAAGTATCTGAAGAAGATATCGTCTCGGCTATCGGTAATTATATCGAGGAAAAGATGGATAATGATGGACTTGATGAAGCGGAAGCTTATCGTTCTATTTTTGAGGAAGTCAAAACAGAAATGGTAGATTCTGGTTTTTTCAAAGAGAAGATTTCAACCTATATTCAGAATATGGAAAAGGCGTTACGTTACATGGAAGCTCAGGAAGACAACGAGGACAAAGCTCTCCAAGTGGCAGCAACAGAAGAAATTATTGGTACGATGAAAAACGCACTATCTTAACAGAGTGTGCTAGTTTAGGTTTTACTGAGTTAGAAACCATTTATAATTGCAATAAATGGGAATTAGATGCCATTTTAGAAGGGCTTCATCACAAAGTGGTGACAGACAGAGAAAACCTATCTGGTTTAGCTCTTGAATTACGATACACCTTAAATGCTAAAAGCGTTAAAGAATCAAAACTCAGTAAGAGAAAACAACACGATAAGATTGCTCAAATCTTCAATCCCAAGGCTAATCAAGCTCAAGCTAAATCTGATTTAGTTAAGAAGATTGAGCAACTGAATAACCATTTCATGAATAAAAAATAGATAGGAGGTGATGTTGTGGCGGTATTTGATGGGTCTATTTATGCTTATATTGGAGCAGATACTAGAGACTATGAAGCTGCGATGAACAGGTTTGTGTCAGCTACCCAGAGAGGGTTCCAGAAAGCGCAAAATGCTGCTGTTAATAGTTCGAATGCCATTGTACGTATGGTTGGTCAAATCATGTCCCAATTAGCTAATAATGGACAGTCGTTAGGGCAGAGACTTGGCAAAGCTTTTTCGACTGGTGTCAATTTATCTTTGGGACAACTGCAAAGAATGGCAGCTAACATCGGCCAACGTTTACCTGAACCGATAAAGAATGGTTTGCAAAAAATGGTGGGCTATATCCAGCCCGCTTTTAGCAAAATTTCTGCGAGTTTGTCTGGTTTTGCAAATAAGACGAAAATGCAGTTATCAAATGCATTTGATATCGGTAAAATACGGTCACTCTTTGCTAAGTTAGCTTCTAGTACCGATGATTTAACAAGTAGAATATCTGTTAAATTGACCGCTCTTGCTGGGAATTTTAATAGAATTGCTAGTGGTCTGCCTGCTCCTTTTGCATCAGCTTTTACTAAACTTTCTTCGCTAACGTTAACATTTGAAAATAGTATCTATCGTTTAGGAGCGAGACTATCTAATGCTTTAGGTGGTCAAGTCCTAAATCCTGCCTTGCAATCGTGGTCTAGCTTTTTTAGTGGCCTTATATCTAAAGCTAACAGTACAGCAGATAGAATCAGTAATAGTTTTACTGGGAAAATTTTGACTTCTATGACCAGTCTATCAACCAAGATGGCTAGCTCCTTAAGTTCAGGTTTTTCAACTCTTGGATCGAGGGCAACGAGTGCTTTAAATGGCATTAGTAGTAAGTTTGCTAGCGCCAGTTCAGCGGGTCAAAAGTTAGGTAGTACAGTTAAGAGTATCATCTCAGCTTTTAGTTTAATGGCTATTGCTAAAAAAGGCATCGACATGGTTAAAGGTGCGCTGGATGGAGCGATTAGCCGTGTTGATACGATGAATCGTTTCCCTAAAACGATGGCTTTATTTGGCTACTCTGCGGAGCAGTCTAAATCTGCTATAGATAAACTATCTGCTGGTATCGACGGATTGCCTACACCACTTGACAGCGCCGTCAAGAGTGCTCAACAGTTGTCAATTACTACAGGCAGTCTTGATAAAGGAGTTGATTTAGCCCTTGCTTTTAATAATGCCATGATTGGCTACGGGGCAACAACTGAAGGTGCAGAACAGGCGCTTAGACAGTTCAACCAATCCTTAGGTTCAGGTAAAATCCAAGCCGAAGAATTTAATTCTGTCAGTGAAGCGGCACCAGGGTTGATGTCTAAAATGGCTGAATCATTTGGCTTCGGAGCAGATGGAGTACAAGAACTAAAAAGTGCTCTGTCTAGCGGTGAGATTACAGCTCAAGAATTTGCGGACAAGATGATTGAGCTTAATAATGCTCAGGGTGGTTTTGCCCAAATGGCACAAACTTCAGCGGGCGGTATTAGGACAGCGTTTGGTAATTTGCGTACAGCCGTTGTTAAAGGCGTAGCTGATATGATCAGTAAGTTTGATGAAGCTGCTAAGGCAAATGGTCTTAAAACAATTGCTGAAACACTATTATCTTTTAAACCTGCTATTAATGGTGCTTTTAATACTGTTAACGCTTTGATTCCCAACTTGGTTGCAGCCTTTGCTCGTGTCAAAAAAGCTATCAACATTGACTTTTCTGGCTTTACTAATGGTGTTAAGAATGCTTTTGATTTAGTTAATCGAGCGCTTGGCGAATTTGCCAAAACAGGACAGGTTACGCAAGGAACGATTGATCAAATCAAATCTAAGTTGAGTGAAATCGGACCAAAAGCCATTGCAGCATGGGCAATGTTAAATCCTGCAACAGCAATCGCAACCATTCTTCCCTTACTATCTGGACTTGGTAAGATTGGTGTTCTTTTAGGCGGTTTAGGCGCAAAAATTGGCATTTTTGGTGCTCTTTTAGGAAGTGCTTTTAGTGGTGCAGGTGGCTTAATTGGTGCTTTAGCAGGTAAGATGACTGGACTAGTTGGCGTTTTTGGTAGCGCTGCAAGTACAGGTATGTCAGTACTTGGGTCGATGACAACAGCGATGGCTAGTATTGCTAGCATTGCCATGGCAACTATTGGACCAGCAGCTATACTTGGTTTGGTTGTTGCGGGTCTTGGTTTGATTAATAGTCAATTTGGATCACAGATTGATGCAATGCTTAATTTGGTAACTACTAAAGGACCTCAAGTAATACAAAACTTTGTTACCGGAATAGTTTCTGAGTTGCCAGCTCTAATGGCTAGCGGTGCAGATTTGATCGCTAAACTGGCGACAGCCATAGCAACAATGCTACCAGTGATTATCCAAGCAGGAGTAAGCATTATTGGAGGTCTGTTGTCTGGACTTGGACAACAAGCACCATCTATTATTAGTTCAGCACTACAAATTGTAGGATCGTTTATCAGTAGCTTACTGACTGCAATACCTCAGTTGCTTGCGATTGGGATGAGCTTTTTAGCTAACGTTGTTGATGGAATTGTTCAAAACATCCCTCAAATAGTAGCCCAAGCACAAAATATTATTACCAGCTTCACGTCTAGTTTGAGCCAAAACTTGCCGACTATCTTATCAAAAGGTATTGAGATTATTACCAACTTGATAAACGGTATTATGCAGTTGGTTCCTCAGTTGCTACCAATTGCAGGGCAAGCTATTTCCAGTTTTATTCAAGGAATTGTTTCGGCACTCCCACAGTTGCTTCAAGGTGGCATTCAGATAATTGTATCCTTGGTTCAAGGGATTATCTCGAATTTGCCAACGATTGTTCAGACAGCAATGTCTATTTTGCAATCGTTCGTGAGTGGACTAATGCAAGCTATACCGCAATTAATAAGTGCAGGTATTCAGCTTATTGCTCAATTAGCAATGGCGCTCATCCTAGGATTACCTCAAATTATCCAAGCAGGTATCCAGTTGATTATGGGGCTTGGTCAAGCGATGTTGGGTGCGATTCCTAGCGCACTTTCTGGTGTTTGGGATGGTATAAAGAGTGGTTTCAAAGGAGCTTTTGACTTTATAACGGGTAAGAGTAGTGAAACAACTGCTAAGGTTAGCGCAGATACAACGTCGGCAGCTGCAACAGTTAATACAACCACTTCGACTATGGCATCAAATGTCGGGTTGAATATGCAAACATTAAGTAATAATGTTTCTGCTAACATGACGAATGCTAATACTAACGCTACCACTCAAGCTCAAAGTATGGCAACTAATGTCAATGCGTCTGCGGCTAATATGTCTTTGTCTGCTCAGAATCAAACGTCAGCTTTAGCAACTGGTGTTGGGGCGAATATGGGTCTTGCTAACACTAACGCGGTAACACAAGCACAAGATATGGCAGCTGGCGTTAACACTGCAGCATCAAATATGAGCTTTGATGCTGTCGCTCAAGCACTTAGTTTATCAACTGGTGTTGGCACTAACATGGCAACTGCGAACTCGACAGCTACGTCTCAAGCAAGTGCTATGAATAGTGGGGTAAGTGGTAATATCTCCACAATGGCCAATAGCGCTAAAGGTTCTATGTCAGGATTGTCTAACAATGTGACATCAGAAATGAATAAAGCAGCAAGTTCGGCGAACTCAAGTGCTAATAAAATGGCTTCGTCTATCCAGAGTGCATTTAACAAAGCTAAATCAACTGCGCAATCAGCTATGAATGGGTTGAGCAGCACAGTACAATCTGGATTTAATAAGATTTCATCAACGGTTCAATCTCAAACTAATAAGATGAATAGCACAATGACATCAGCGTTCAATCGTATGAAGTCAAATGCTCAATCAGCTATGAACGCATTGAGTTCTTCTATTAGCTCTGGCATGAATAGAGCTGTTTCTGTGGCGACAAGTGCTGGCAATCGTATTGTTTCTATTTTTAGAAATTTAGTTGGTCAAATGACATCAGCCGGTGTTATGGCTGGCTCAGGTTTTGCCAATGGACTAGCTAGTTCTGCTGGAAGAATTTATGCTATCGCCAATTCAATAGCAAGTAATGTCGCTGCTACTATTCGGCGCGCTTTAGACATTCACTCACCATCACGAGTTACAACAGCTTTGGGTGGATTCACGGGAGAAGGATTTTACAATGGTATGGCCAGTTGGATGAGTGCTATCAACGATATGGGTAATGATTACGCTAACGCAGTCACTGATCAAAAATATGGTGTAAAAAGTGAGATTATAACCTCGGCACATGTAAGTAACCAAGGTGTCTCATCTTCAATTGATGCATTATCTGATGAGGTACGAAATACAACAATAAAAGAACCGATATTTGAAGTTCACAACGAAATTGTCGGCGATGAAATCTATACAAGTGTTAAAGAAAAAGAATCTAGGGAACAAACTAAAGATTCTTATTTTATTTATAACTAAGGAGGAAACATGGATCTACTAATTGAAAAAGGTTCGGAGGCTGTGAAACTCTCTGAGCTTGGTCTTTATAATATCGCAATAGCTGAATCATCTTCCTCTACAAGCTTGTCTAGGCGAAATGTTAAAGGCCGTAATGGTTTTATTTTTGACGGAGTCACTTTTGATGACAAAACAATCAGTGTATCAGCACGTATTGCAGTGGAAAACTTACAAGCCTATTATCAAAAGATTGATGACCTTAGAGGTTTTTTATATAATGCTGAACCATTTTATATTACGAAAATGGTGTCGACTAATGCAGATTTATATGATTTTGAATTACCTGGTCAAAAGGAAGGTGATTTTTTAAATCAGAAAGTTGTTTTAACTAAATGGCATTATCGTCATAAAGTTGTCATGGACGATGATATTGGCTTTTCATTTATGGGCAAAAGTTCTCAAGGTCTTAAATATAATGTTTCGTTTAAATTCATCACGGTTGAATTACCTTATGGTGAAACGATCCCTAAAACCATGACACTGTCAGGAGGTACAGTCCCATATGCAGGTACAGCCAAATTAAGTCAATTGGAATGGCCCTTTGTCGTAGAAATGATCTCTTCAGGTAACCAAGCGGGCTTTTATTTAGAAATCGATGGAAGACGATTTACTTATACTCAGATTGGGGATCTTAATTCTGGCGATACATTTAGATTGACAGGAATTGAAACCCGTAAAAATGGCTCAGTTGTCAATAATAAGACCAATTATGCTTATTTTGAATTAACACCCAAAAGGAGCGGAACGGTGAAATATGAAACTAATTTCAACGGAACGATCAAGTTGTTAAACTTTGTTGAATTATATCAATAGAAAGGAGAGCGTTATTTGTACACATTTTTAGATCAATTCGACAACGAATATGGCGCAATCGCAACGATTGAGGTTACAAATGCTGTTAACGGCGAGAGGTCAATCAAAGGTGACATTTATTCTAACGATACAGTTCTTAATAACTTAGATAAAGGTTGGCGCTTGCGGTTCCAAGATGAGTATTTTGTCATTGTATACGCTAAACCCAAGGATCTTGGAGACAAGATTCAATTATCATTTGATGCAGTTCATCAGTTCTTTTGGGATTTTTCGAAAAAGGTCGCCAATGAACAGTTGAAGGATGGTTCGCATACATTTGAAACGTATTTAAATTTTATCTTTAAGGATACTGATTATCGCTTTAATTTAGAAGAAAATGTAAAAGCTTTTGAAAAACAATCGTTTGGATACAAATCTAAATTAGCATTATTCAACGATATTATTTCTGCCTCTGGTCTAGAGTTCCAAGTAAATGGTAAGGTTGTGAGAATCCTAGAAAAAACTGGGACAGACTTATCAACAGTTGTTCGAAAAAACTTCAACATGAATGAATTAACCATCGAAAAGCATATCGATGGTTTTATTACTTATCAAAAGGGTTTTGGAAAATGGCATGATCCTGATGATCATAGTAAAGGTCGGCTTGAGGTTGAATATGAATCCCCATTAGCTAAAGAATTTGGTCGTTTGGAAGGGGAACCTGTTGTTGATGAGAGATACACTGATACTAAATCTTTATTGTCTAGAGTCCGCCAGAATGTAGAGGACTCTTATATCATATCTGTCCAAATTGATCTTGAAGATTTAACACGAGCTGATTATCATTACAAACAGCCTATCGCTGGTGACTATATTATGGCTATTAACGAAACACTAGGTTTTCAAGAGAAACTCCGCATCGTTTCGTTCACTAGCCAGTATGATTCTAAAGGAACTTTGATTTCTCACAAAGTCACTTGTAATGATTTAGGGTCAGTTAAAAAACAATCAACGTCGTATACAAAGTTATCTAAGTCAGTTACTGCAGCTAATGAACAAGTTCAGGGAGCTTTAATCACAGCTAACAAAGCTTTGGTAACCGCAGATGGTAAAAACACCGCTTATTTTGGGACAGAGTTTCCTCTTGATAATCCAAAAGGAAGTTTAACCAAAGGTGATATTTTTTACCGAAAAGTCGGCGATAGAACTTTGATGTATTTTTGGAATGGCAGTGACTGGGAAGATAACCCTGTTTTAAATGATGTTGAATCTTTTAAAAGGGATATTGACTCTCAATTTAAAACAGTAACCGAAACCATGCAACGCAATGATGCTGAGCATCAAAAAGGCATTGATGATTTGCTTGCAAAAGCTGGGGTTAATAAATCGTTGGCTGAAGAAGCTAAGCGGATTGGTAACCAGGCTAAGCTGGATGCTGCTAATGCTTTATCAAAGGCTTTAGATTATAAAAACGAAGCTATTACAGAAGCGCAGAGGCTAGACACAGTTGAGAGAGAAGCAACAGAGACTAAGCTGGCAACTGCTAAAAGCCAAGCTGTGGCAGAAGCTAACAAGCTAGTTGAGACAGCCAAGAGCCTCTTAAACGATCAGGTTTCTGGAGTTTCAACTGACCTGAACCAAACCAAGGAAGCAATCAAGCTACTAGCTACTAAGACCTCCGTCGACGATTTGACAGGTCGTATTTCATCCGCTGAATCTAGTTTGAAAGTCCAAGCTAATCAGATTGCTAGTCGTGTCAAGACAAGCGATTTTGACCAAGCTAAAGAACGGTTGAGCACTGCTGAGAGTTCTATCACTCAGTTGGGTAATCGGATTACGACTGAGATTAGTGAGACGGTGGCGAAGATACCAAGTGAGATAGGAACAAGGAATTATTTCAGAGGGTATAAGTACAATGAGGAAATAACTTTGAATAGCTACCAAGGTGTAGGTAGTTTTACTCAATTTTATGACCGAATCACTTATAATCTATCTGAATCGGACGGGAAAACCTTCACAATTTCGTTCGAGGCTATCTCTCCAAATGGAGAAACTCCATTGGAAATATATAATCGCAATGAAAATCCTCAATATTTCAATTTTGCATCAAGAAGAATCGGGATAATAGGAAATACGTGGCATAAGTTTACTAGGACAGTAACTGTTTCCACACAAACTATTTCCAACTCAACTAATTCCAACAGGCTTGAGATCTACGCTCCAAGTAAAACAGGTGTCAAAGTTCGTAATATCAAAGTTGAATTGGGCGATGTTGCAACAGACTGGTCCCCAGCTCCTGAAGATATGGTATCAGAGATTGAGAATGTCAAAACAACTATTACCCAAACTGCTGAAGGTCAAGAACAGTTATCAACCAGACTGACAGAAACACAGGGTAAAGTAAGTAGTGCTGAAACTAAAATTACCCAGCTTATCGGCAATGTCAGTTCGAAAGTTAGTCAAACTGATTTTGATAATGTTAAGAAAATCATACAAAATAATAGTACATCTATCACTCAAAATCAAAATGCTATCAACCTTAAAGCTGATAAAACTGTCACAGATAGACTTGCTCAATCTGTCGAACAAACAAAAGCAGATTTGAAGATTACATCTGATGCGGTTGCAACTAAGGTATCCAAGTCAGATTTTGATGCAACCACCCAACGATTAAATAGTGCTGAAACAATCATTCAGGCTCAGGCTGGTCAAATCGAACAGAGATTAACAAGAACGCAAGTAGAGCAAGCTATTACGTCTAAAGGATATGCAACAAATACCACCGTCCAAAATCTCGTCAAAGAAACGACAGATGGTTTTGAGAGGAAAATCAGCCGTGTAGAAAGCAAAATACCGACAGATTATGACAATCAAAATCTTTGGATAAAATCAAAATCTAGTGGCTATTCGGCAGTAGAAAAATTGCCAGATAATCACATTACTCAGCAATCAGAGTGTTACAGACTAAATAACGGAACACAGCTAATTTTTAACATCGAACCAGAATACAGTGCTAGGCTTTATCGAAAAGTTACATTTAGCGCTTGGGTTAAATACAGCGATGTCGTTCGAGGTGATAATTTTTGGAATGTATTTAATTGCTTCAAGCACGTTATATATCGTAGAAATAGTAAGACTGGCGCAGAATCATCTGTTGATTATACTACTCCCCGATCGTTTGAAGGGACGTCTGACTGGAAGTATATAAGCTTTACCCTTGATTACTCCACACAAACACAGTATGACCAACTAAAAACAAGTTTGGCTTTCAGAATGGAAAATGCAGCAAGTGGAACAGCGTGGGTCACTGGTGTAAAGGTTGAGATAGGAGATAGAGCAACTAGATACAGTCTGGCTGTAGAAGATACGATTACCGTAACAGAATTTAACGAAGTCAAAGATACAGTTGACAGTCATACTCGTACCATAGGCGATATGCGAGGTAATATTGGGTCTGTCGCTATGACAGCTAGCGGATTGCTGGCTCGGGTAAGTAGTGCAGAGACAGACTTAAGTACAGTACAGTCTCAACTTGCTGGCTCGTGGGCAGTACGTAATCTGACTAGTTCCGGAACGGTGCTTAATCAATTAAATTTAAACCGTGATGGGTCTGTAAAGATTGACGGTAAATTAGTCCAAATCACTGGAACCACCTATATCCAAGATGGTGTTATTACATCTGCTAAAATAGCTAACTTGGATGCGGCTAAGATAACCACTGGAACACTCAACGCAGCCAATGTCAATATCGTCAATCTCAATGCTAATAAGCTGGTTGGACTTGACGCAAACTTTATCAGATCCAAAATCGAATTGGCAATGATCGACTGGATGAAAGGTAAGACAATCACAGCGCAAAACAATGCCATGAGAATTAATCTTAATGATGGGCAACTATTGTATTACACTGATCAAGCTGCTATGAAACGGGTTTTGGACGGTTATCCAAATCAGTTCGTTAAATTTGCGACAGGTGAAGTTACTGGAAAAGGACGAGCTGGCGTAACTGTTATTGGCTCAAATCGCTATGGCACTGAGTCGTCTGACGACGGTGGGTTTGTAGGTATTCGTGCTTGGAACGGAAGCATCATTGATAAGATTGATGTTGTTGGCGATAAAGTACATCTTGCAAGCTCTGCATTTGAATCAGCGGATGGTTGGGAAGTTATCACATTGCCTAATAAACTAACGATAGATGCTTATAACATCAATCATCGTGTGTCATCAAGAGTAAAAGTAGGAGACGTTTGGCTATGGAAAAATAGCACAACTTATTCTAGTGTTAAGGACACGCTTAATTTGATTATTGATAATCTAGTGATACTACATAATAACAAAACGACAGCAAAAGATTATAGTTACACCTTGCCAGGCAAAATTTAAATTTAGGAGACAAAAAATATGAATGAAAACATCCAATCAAAACTAGCCATTGAAATTGCGAGTAAGTCTATTACAATCGCTACTTTAGAGAGTCAAAACGAAGAATTGCAATCGCAGCTTAATCAGTACATGACGAAGTCACAAAGTGATGATGAGTTGATCAAAGAGTTGAAAAATAAGTTGAACGAATCTGACATTGACAGCGAAGTTTTGGAGGAAGACGAATGAGAGCTTGGAACGTTGTAGGAAAATATCCCGTTTATGATGATGGCGGGGAAATAACGCATACCGAAATTGCTATTGCCTCAACAACTGGTGGCTATGCGACATATACCGAACGTGTTGTCGGCAATCACATAGATAAAGCAGAAGTGGAACTGGTGGAACTTTGTCGTGAGGCACATTTTAAGTCCGAATATGCTAATCGGGCTATGGCTGAGAGCGTGCAAAAAATTGACGAAATGGAAACAATTGTCAAAGATGCCAAGCAATTTATGACCGAGTCTACCAAAAAATTCGAAAACATGCAGACAGCTCAGTCAGAACTTGTTGAGCGATTGAGCAAGGCAGAAGAAGAACGAAATAGTCGATTTAGTGCTATTGAAGGCAAGTTCCAGATCCTGAATGGATCCATGATGGAGATGTTGACTGAGTTTTACGCCAACGCGGAAGAGAGCGAGGTCATAGAAGATGAAAATATTGAAAACACTGATAAGGTCGGCGGTAGCGACAATTCTACCGATAACTCAGAAACAGAAAAGGAGTAATAACATGATGGTATTATTAATAGCAATGAATATTGTAGACGAACACTTTGATTTTTCGTTTAAAGACGTTCCGCGCATCTTTAAGAAGCGTGTCAAAGCTCAACTTGAACTTATGGGACATCCCGAACTGGCAGATGATAATGTTATTAATTTTGTGCCTAAAGAGGGATAAGATTTGCCAATAAACATGCAGAAAGGTTGGTGAGTATTTGACAGTAGAAGAATTAGTACGCATTTTAGGAGCGGTGCTTGGTGTTGTCTTATCTATTGCTAGTGTCTGGGGGTTGATTGTCAGCCCCTTTAAGTCTGCCCTCAAGCGCAATGATGAGACCATGCTAAGCCTGCAAGACACTATCAAAGAATTGGCTTTTGAACTCAAAGAATCCCAAAAAGATCGCGAGAGTATCCATAAGCAACTGGACAGGCACGATGAGCGTATAGGAAAGAACGAAGATGCGATTATCGTCAATAACGAACGCATCTCTACTTTATTCAAAGAAAGGAAATAACATGGAAATTAACTGGAAATTACGACTTAAAAATAAAAACTTTTGGCTATCAGCCATTCCAGCGGCCTTGTTGGTTGCTCAAGCTTTTGCGGCTATCTTTGGTTATACGTTAGAGGTCGATGACTTTGGCGCTAAGTTGTTGGTGTTTGTCAATGCCGTATTTGCGCTATTAACCATTACAGGTATTGTCAACGACCCAACCACCACTGGTTTAAATGACAGCTCACGAGCTATGTCTTACCGTGAGCCTAAATAGGAGGTGCTAGATGACAACAGCAAACGAAGTCGTCAGTTGGGCAAAAAACCTCGCTAATCAAGGCGGCGGTGTGGATTACGACCACGCCTACGGCACCCAATGCGTTGACCTCCCTAACTGGATTTTAGGCAAGTTTTTTGGTAAGTCCATTTGGGGAAATGCCATTGATTTATTAACAAGCGCTAAGCAAGCGGGATATATCGTGATCAACGATGCGACCGGTGTTAATCCTAAGGCAGGGGATCTATTTGTCATGCGGACTTATGCTCATCCATATGGCCATACTGGTCTCGTTATCGCCGATAGCGACGGGCATACTCTCAAAACTATCGAGCAAAACGTGGATGGTAACGCCGATGCGCTTGTTATCGGTGGTCCTGCTCGCTATGTAACGCGTCAATTTAATCAATGGGACGGTAAGGTCATCGGCTGGATTCGTCCGCCATACAGTAATACAAGTGCACCAAAAGCAACGCTAGCGACTGCTGGCAAACTTAAAGACGAGCGAGCAACCTTTACCGTAAATGTATCACTATTAAACGTCCGTGATAAACCATCCGTTAAAGGTAATATTGTAGCGCAATATGGTAAAGGCATGTCACTTAACTATGACAGCGTCTACGTCGCTGATGGTTATATCTGGGTATCGTACATCTCACGCACTGGAGCACGTCGCTATATCGCTTGCGGAGTCGCACAAGGTAATCGCAACATAGCGCCTTATGGCACGTTTAAATAAAATAGATTAATCGTAATTAAGACAAACCCTCGCTGATGCGGGGGTTTTTATTTTTGTTATATTTTTTGTTGAAATATGTAATATAAAACATTATAATATATTTAATTTGAAAAAATATATTAAAGGAGATGGGAGATGGCTATTCAAGGTATAGATAAACTTCCTGTAAAATTGACAGAAAAAGAAGCTGTAATGCTCTACAAGAAGTTAGCAGAAGTTAATAAAGTTCTTGGTAAATTAGATGCTGTTCTGTCCTCTTCGATTATCAATACATCTATTTTAAGTTTGTTATCCTACAATGAATCAGTTCAGTCAACAAGAATTGAAGGGACGCAGGTAACTTTCCATGAAATCATGGAGACGACTAGAAGCGGTGCTAAAAATTGGCAACAAAGAGAAGTTTTCAATTACAAAGAAGCTATTGATGACGGTTTTAAAGCTATTCGCGAGGGCGACGCTATAAGTACACGCTTATTGAAAAAATTACATAAGACCTTGATGTCAGACGAAGCTAGAGGTACAACCGCAAACGGAGGGGAGTTTCGAAAAATCCAAAACTTTATAGGTCCAGATGATAAAATTGAACATGCTTCGTATATACCAATAGGAGCTAATGAAATTGCTGAGTATATGACTAATTTAGAGTTTTTTGCCAATGGCGAAGCTCATTCAAGTTTAACGCAAGGCTTGGAAATTGATTCTGAGTATGTTAATTATGACAGTGATGCTCTATTGCGAATAGCAGTAGTTCATGCACAGTTTGAATCTATTCATCCATTTTTAGATGGTAACGGTAGATTAGGTCGTATTTTGATTGCCTTGATGGCAGTAAAAGAAAATCTTCTCGATTATCCTGTATTTTTTGTTAGTGAGGAGTTAGAGAAAGAAAGAATCAGATACTATAATGCCTTAAATGCTGTCAGAGGAGAAGAACCAGATTGGATTCCATGGTTAACCTTATTTCTAAATGCTAGTGAACAGATGGCAAAGAACATTCTAAGAAAAATAAATAATGCAGACAGTCATGCAAAATCAGGATTACAAAAATGCCATTCTCAGGCTCAAAAGGATGTTTGGTTAAGTACCTTTAATCTTCCTATTGCAACTCCTAAGCAATTGGCTGATTTAACTGGATATCATCCTGCAACAGTAAAGAAATCGCTCGACAAGCTTGTTGAAAACGGGTTATTAGATAGGGATAATACAGTTAAAAGAAATATTCCTTACTATAACTATGAGTTACTTAGAGTTATTTCCAACTTTTAGTACTTCCGTGAAAATAAAAAAAGGGGGCAAAAAAGGGGCAAAAAGAGTTCAAAAGTGATTTAAATCGACCTTTTTACCAAACGTTTTTCCTTGTAAATTCCGTTTTCTACCTTTATAATATGTTTTAGATACTGTTTATTAAGTCCGGCAGGGGACATGACCTCTTATGATAGTAAGTGGAAAGAAAGGAAGTTTTATGTTAAAAAAAGATACGTTAAAAACAAAAGAGAAGCGTCAATCATTTAAAGTGATGGATGTTGTTAAACTGATCGCCTTACTTATTCCAGTTGTTCAATTATTACGTCAAATGAAAAAGGGACGAAAGTAA